GATACAATCTGAAAAATTTTATCCGCTTCTTCAAAAAATTCAAATTGGAACTCAGTCAATTGCTGGACTTGCGTTAATTGGTAATATAATTTTATTTTTTAACTTTCCAACTAAATTTGAAACCGATTTAATTGAATATCCTCTACTTGAAATTCCATTAGGTCCATCATTTATTCCACCATTAGTAATTATTATTTTTTGGATGATTCAATTAATTCCATTGATTGTATATGCAGCCATCTCTGTAACAAATAAAAAGGCTTATTCTATTTCCTTATTGACAAGTATGATATTCTTAACATTGATACCATTAAAATATATTTTAATTTTAAAATTTAATGTGCCTTTTGATGCATTACCTAGTTCTGAATTTTTATTAGGTGGTTTAATTTGTTTGTTAGGTGTTACTGCAACACTCAAGATTCGTCAAACAGAAGCAGACCAATTAAATGACCAATTAAAACTTAAAGAATCATATGCAAGATTTGTACCTGAAGAATTGAATTTGTTGCTGAATAAAAAAAGAATCACTGATGTAACACTTGGTGATCAAAAAGAATATGATATGTCAATTTTATTCACAGACATTCGTGGGTTTACTACAATCAGTGAGAAAATGACACCAGAAGAAAACTTTAAATTTATCAATGATTTCTTAATTCATATGACACCAATAGTCCGTAATAACAATGGCTTCGTGAATAAATTTATTGGTGATAGTATCATGGCAATCTTTCATAATGATATTACTGATGCTATTCAATGTTCAATTGATATGATCAAAAAACTTCATATGTTTAATGATTACTTAATTGATTCGAATTATGATCCAATTAAAATTGGTGTTGGTGTAAACTCGGGTAGATTGATGTTAGGAACACTCGGTACGCATGACCGAATGGAGGCATCTGTAATTGGTGATGCGGTTAATCTTGCTTCACGATTAGAAGCATTAACCAAGTATTATAATGTGCCGGTGCTATTGTCTGGACATACTGTCCAGAAGCTTCCAGAGTCTCGCTACCGGCTTCGAATGATCGATAGCGTAGCAGTAAAAGGCAAAGAAGAAAAAACAGATATTTATCAACTTTTGGATGTTTATACAGAACCAATGATTGAAAGAAAAATGAGACTTTTACCGCTTTTTGATCGAGCATATGATGCGTTCATGAATGCGGAATTTATTCGTGCTGATTTAATGTTCAAAGAAGTCATTGCAGAAGATCCATCTGACTATGTTGCGAAACTCTATATTGAACGTTGTGAGGATGAAGGTGAGCATATGTCAGCAGAAAGAAGAAGAATTTTATTTTTATGACTTGACATTACGTTTACATCTGATATGATCATTGTATTCACAAACTCTAAAGGAGCAAGTCATGTCACATCCATTTGAAGAAACACTCACCGGCTCAACACCAAACTACACCTTTACCCGCCTAACTGTTGGTGGTGAACACTGTAATCACTGCGGACGACCAATCAAATATCTCTGTCATATTGAAGATGCAAGAGGTCAAGAATATATTGTTGGTACTACTTGTGTTGAAAAAACGAATGATGCGACCATTGGTAAGCCAATGAAACATGCTTTGGATGACCTTCGCAAGAAAATGCGACACAACAAAAAGATTGAAGAACGTGCTCGAAGAAGAAGAGAACGTTTTAACAACAAGTGGTCACCAATCATGGAAGTCCTTGCCAACACACCAGGAAACTTTGCAAGGTCTGTACTTGAAGGACTTCGCAATGAAGTTGAGCCAAGAGGACGTGGTGTTGAAATCTGCTGTAAGATTTATGCGGAATTTCTGGCGAAACGAGGCTCAGACTTTGAGATTGAATTCAAACGAATGCAGAACCGTTTGTTGTATTAAGGTTCTCTCATTACTTTTTCACCAGAAGTTACATACACACCGTCAGGATCATTGTCAAAGTCGATCCACTTTTCATCAGGTGATGATGCCATAGCTGCCGCATTTGCGGCGTCAGCATCAGCATTTGCTTGTTGTTGTGCCGCAATTGCATCACCTTGAGCATCTGCTTGGTCTCCAAGATCTGAAAGACCAGTATTTAATGTTGACAATGAAGAATTAATCGATGCAATTTGCGTATTGATTGAGCTTAACATGGTATTAATTGCATCAAGTTCTATTTGTACATCTGGATCAATTGGCATAAAAACCTCCTAATAACGAGTTAATAATAAAACTATTTATCTAAATAATAGAAGATAACTCCACCTTAAAATTCAATAATATACTATTGGTGAAAAATGTCTTCTATTCAAAGTTTAGTTACCACGAATACATTCGGTGAATGGATGTATCGTATTAATGATTTAGTTGCTGAGAATAATTCAGCAACTGCCATTGGCTCTCCAAATGCTCTTGTCCGTTTTGATCCAAATCGTTCATTAAATTTTATCAATTGTTCTGTTCAGCAGTTAACTGCAAATACTTCAATTCAAATTGGAACAGGTCCTGCAATTGGTGCAATTTCTACAAACATGAGTTCACTTAATGATCATACATTGGTAACAGCAAAAGGTATCAATGAGTATGTCACTGATAAATTTAATGATTTACTTGGTGGTGCAAGTTCTGCTTATGATACATTAAAGGAACTTGAAAATGAATTAAAAAGTAATGATAGTGATATTGCTTCAATTCTAACATCTGTTTCAAGTAAAGTAACAAAACCAGCGGCAGGTTTCTCAACTTCAAGTAATGAATTTCTACAATGGAATGGATCTGCTCTTACAAAAGGATCAGTAAATGTAAGAACTGATTCTGAAATTGAAGAACTTATATCAAAATCAAATGGCATTGGTTTAAGAAATCAAGTTAATATCATTAATAAAGATAATTCAAGAGAAGCATCACCTGAATGGATTTTATTTCAAACATATTTACCTACAAATTCAGGTGACTTGGCAACCGCATTATCAAGTGGTCAGAGTGCCGCAACTATATTCAATAGTTGGAAAAGATTCTCACACTCTACTAGCGGACCAAAAGCAAGTGAAATGAATGCATTTTCTTATGATGCGGCAAATGCCTACATTGATTGTTTAGTTAATACAAGTACATATGTTGGATTTTTAAGTTCAAAGGAATTTGATGATTATCAACTTGACGTTCAATTGACTGCGGCAGCCGGTGCTGCTGGTGCGGATAATGATCGAATGGGATTAGTCATTGCATATGTTGAAGAAGCCGGTATTGAATATACATTATCTGCTATAAGAAATCATGATTCTAATGGTGTATCTTGGGCAATTTATTATAATTATAATAAATCAGATGGTGCTAAAATTCATGATAAAACAGCACAAGTGCCACATAAGGTTGCTAATGCCAATTGGTCAACAATGACAAATGGTACAAGAATTAAAATTCGCAGAGAAGGTGATTCAATTAAATGTTGGACAACACAAGATGATGAAACAACATTTGATGCAAATACTTTAATTGAATTTGATCTTAAAGATGATCCAAGATTTGAAAAGTTTCGTGGTAAGAAATCATATGGATATGGTTGTCTCTCACAAGGCGCTCGATTCTCTGATATCAAATTTGAAAACTTTGCACCAGATGTATACGAAGAATATATCTTTGATCTATCATCAACACCAATGCAAATTTATAAGCCAAAGAGTGATGGTAATTTTGAGCTTGACGGTGCTACAAATATTGTTGATGCAATTGGAGTGGGTAGATTAATTCGTGATCGTCTAACAAACTTATTGTTCTATGTTGATTTTGATGGAAGCTTAATTAGTTTAACTACACCACCATTTGATGGTATTGAACATAATCGAAGTATTCTTCTTGGTCCAAAAACAAGTGTAGGCTATCCAAATGATGCTATATCTGGTGAAACAGGACTTGACAATTCAGGTATTGGTCTTGGGCCATCAATAGCTCATGAACATTCATTACCTGTTCTTGGTGGACAAATACCAGATTCAGTTAATATTGCTGCACCTTGGATGTATGCACATGCCATTGAAGATATTGCAACAAGAAATTATCTTAGCAATGGTATCTTACTCAGTGACAAAGCACGAACACCTTCCGAAGAAACTGTACCTGCTGGACATATTGGTATCTTTACCAATGGTGATTTGACTTGTAAAATAGGTTCAACTGGTCTTGATATGTTGACAAATCCAATTGTTGGTGCATCAACAATCACTGCAGATGGTGATATTAAATCAATGACAGGAGATATTCTTGCTGCAGCATCTGATGATCGACTTAAAACAGTATTGAGTCCAATTGAAAATGCACTTGATAAAATTTCAGACCTTGATACATTTGCCTTTTCATATAATTCAACAGCAAATGATTTGGGATTTGATACAAATAGCCATATTGGTGTTAGCGCACAGCAACTCGAAAAAGTTATGCCAGAGTTAGTGAGACTTGCGCCAGTAGACGATAATGGTGAAGGTGTATCAGTATCAGGTGAAAATTATTTAACTGTTGATTATCCTAAACTTTCTGTGCTTTTGCTCAAAGCAATTCAAGAACTTAAACAAGAAATTGATGAACTTAAAAACAAATGACACTACAATCATCAGGTCAAATTACTTTAAGTGATATTCAAACAGAGTATACCAGAACTGATCCTAATTTAAAAGCATATTATGGAGCCAGTACTGGTATACCTACAAGTGGTAAAATAGGTATTAAAGATTTCTATGGTGCAAGTTCTGTACCACCTTTTGATGGTGTATTAATTGATAAAGGTTTGGTCAACAAACAATCATTACTTGAACCCGTCACGTTGGATTGGTTGAAAACGCCAATACCATATGTTGATGTTCAATGGGATATTGTAATTGATGGTATAGCATGTCAAGCAAAATGTTGGAACCTTCCTATAGATTTAACGAATGTTAATAATGGAAGTGGTAATATTTTTGACATGAGTATTGGTAGGTGGAAAGCAGTAGGTACAAGATTTCAAATCACAAAAGATGATCATGGATACCTACGTCAGATTTTTGATATGGGTTATATGAGTACAAATTACGATACTGTAATTTCCAATTCACCTTATACACCTGTTCCGCATCTTGAAAATAATGGAGGTTTACACTACACATTTTATGCAAACGGTGGTCCTGGTGGTGTTGTAATTACTGATATGTCTTATGCTTTTCACAGTGAGGCGATCATTAAACCAAGATATTCTCCAAAACCATGGGGACAACGTGTAAACCTTACTGCAAATAAGTATGTGTATTTAACTAATGATATTGACAAGCCAAGCGGACTAGTTGATATATTGATTTATACAAAACCACCTATAACCTTTGGCTATACATCACATCAAGTTAAGATTGAACTAGTTAACGGGTGTGGCACACACTTAAAAAAGAAAACAGATTATTTAATTGACTACACTAAATCACCAAATCCAACCGACTACGAAGCTTATTATCATCATAACATTATTGGCTATCTTCAAAGAGCAACGTTGAGTACGGCAGGACATCGATCAAAGGTAACTCGTTTGCCGGGCTGTGAAGCAACAATAGGCTACAATCGTTTGAATGCATTAGCAGCAAGAAAAACATTGGTTAATTTTTCAAATGATGGTTCAATTTCTGCGAATGATCAAATAACTGCCCACAACGGAAGTACCTACTCTGATTGGTGTTCTGCTCAAATGGGTTGGGGTGGTATGCATTGGTATCGACAGGTTAATTGGATGGGAGCGGGGGTGTACGGACGATGCTATAACGGAAGTGGCTCAAATCTTGACCATCTCTTCGGAAGAACTGTTTCACAATTCAAACTCTCCATAATTTAAGCCAAAAAAAAGCCGGGCTTTTAAACCCGGCTCTCTTCTTTTTAGTATTAAGTTCTTAGAACTGGATACTAATCTTCAAGTCTTCAGTTTGATTCTCAGAACGAGAAACCATACTTCTGTTTTCAATGTATAGGATTTTTCCAGAGAACGGCTTCATACCTGGAGTTTCAGATGTATGAGTGTTCTTTGTATTACCTGTTACACTTTCGTTTTCAACAGAGTGCTTTGTTACTGATTTGATTTCAAAATCACCACCTCGGAGAATTGTACCCCAATCTTTTCGTGGCTTAATGAAACGTACACGATGTTGCACATCATCATGATCTACAACTCTTGCTTTAGCAACAACGTCACCGATGGAATATGGTTCACCAGTTACACCGGTAATGGCTTTAGTTGAAATAAATTCAACATCCATATCAGGCTCGTATCTCAAAGGACCGGTACCTGTTACTGCTCCAACAGTAGGATTACCATTCAAGAATATGCGATAACATTGATCAGTTTTGTACTCTCTGAACAATTCTTCATATCCAAACGGTGATTGCCAAAGTTGATTCAAGTCTGTATTTGCACCTGGTCCAAACGGAGTATCATACTGGAGAGGATTCTTTAGAATACCAATCTTTCTGAATTCGTTCTTTACAGTAAATTCGTCAGCTTCGTCACCTTCGAATCGTGCATTAATCATGACGTTAAATCCACCAAGTTCTTCTACAGGATCCCAACCATGTCCACCGACAGGAGGAATACATGCCCACATTACTGCAGAATTTGCTGTACCACCTGATGCAGTATCTGTTAAGGTGTTATTTGCAACCATAGTTTTATCAATTCTGTAGTGGTAACGTCCTGGATTTTGGACATACGCATCAATGATACGACCTGGATTTTGTTGATGATATACTGGGAACGGTGTAGCAGTTACATCAGCTAAAGGTTCACAGATTGCATATGCCTGAAACGCATCAACAGGATCTGATTCAGTTGTACTCTGGAAATTTGATTCAATATTAATAATTGGATGAATTGCAATTGAAACGTTATTACCACCAAGTTCATTCCAGGTTCCATGTGGAGGACCAGCAACAATTGGTAATCTAGGATTTTGATCTCTAGAAACTTTTCCAGAAATTCTTTTGAGGAAATCTTGCTTAATATGGAAAGTACCTGGCGTTGTACATAATGCTGCATCAATTGGATACACATATCGTGTAAAGTCTTCATTATCAAAAATTGTACCAGGATCAGCACCTGTAATTACAATACCATATCCTTCAAGGTCATTGCCGTTTAAGTTATTAATCCAAGTATGGGCTTGACCACCTACACTTTGAGTATCAAATTGATTTCTACCTGGGACTGCTGTATCAAATCCAGCATTCAATTGAGCAATTTCTGGATTTGGCCATTTTGGCGCATTTGTTGGTGCAGCTGGTGCAGAAGGAAGAGTAACATCAAACTGCATAGTATTTGCCAACGAACTAAAAGACGATTGGATTCTTACACTTTTGAATGCTGTTTGGAAGTAACCATCACCGCCTCTTGTATCGTATCCATATCGTTGTCCAGTTGAATCATAACCGTTTTCATCTTTCTTCAATGTAACAACATTAAGAATCGCTCCAGGAATGGAAGCTTCTTCTACTACATATTGGTCAGAAGAATCATCAATAATATCACCATTTTCTTTGCGCAATCTCTTTACAGGAATATATGAAGTTGTTACGAACTTCAATGCTTGACCTGCATCAATTGTATAGAAATATTTCCATTGATAGCCGTCATTATAGGCATCGTCAGCAGTTGGTCCAGTGTACATGAAATCTTCCGTCCACTTTCCATTTGGATCATCACAAGAAATATCTCTTAGTAATGGCTCTCTTGTTGACTGATAGTTCCACATCCATACAGTATTAGCACCACCACTATTGTTGGAATAATCAGCTAATACACCGGGGACGTTATCAATTCTTGTAAACTTACCGGTTCCACGCTTGATACATTTATAAACACGGAACTTATCGTTTGTGGTGTGGATCAACATGTCATCATCAAACATGAATGGATCACGGCTATCATATTCATCATAGCGCAAACCAGCTTTCCAGTTTCTTACACCAGCACGAATTTCATCTGCTCTTTCTCTTTTAATTACATGAGATACTTCAGAAGCAGCAACTTTTTTTGCTGCAATCATATCATCCCAGTGATTAAAGTGTGAATCCTTCGGACTATCAACAGGAGCAGGAGGGTTATTCTCGTTGTAGTTTGGATCAATTGTACCATCCACTTCATATGCGGCATGGTCAAATTGGCTCCATTTTCCAACTCTACCAATGAACAAGAAAATTTGATCATCCAAAGCATAGGTTGGAATACTATTAATATCGGTATTAGCTACCGTTGTGGCAGAAAGTTCCATTTGATTATTTGCAACACTGAAAGCATACAAGTGTGCTGGAACATAACCACCAATACCGTTTTCTTTCTTTTCTTCAAAACTTTCACGAAATTGTTTAGCATTACTAACACGGAATGTGGTATGCACTAATGCTGGCATTTGGGTTCTCCTTTGTTAATTAACTTTAAAATACTCACGCAATACAGTCAGAACTTACATAATCATTTATTTCTGGCAATGTTCGTATATTATCTAAGTACTCTTTTTTATTTATAGTAAAATCATAAGCCTCTAACATATTTAGTTCGTAAATCCTGATAATTCCTCCCGCACTAAAGATTTCATTATTTGCTGTTGTGAAATAGAATATTTCGAATGTATTTGCAACAGTATTACCAGTTTTTATGTCGCAACTAGGTGTATTATAAACACCTGTTCTCTTTTCCCAAGTATCTCCATTTGCAGTATTCGCATTCAATCCTTTTGTATGTAAGAATTCAATTGTTGGATGGAATGTAATTACTGCATTTGAACCATTTGCAAAGTCTGCTTGATAATCAGCCCAATTTGTATATTTAACTCCGTCAACCATATATGTTGAATTCGCATCACCAAAAATTAAGTTCGCCGCATCTGCACGATTTTTTTCATATACATCTGCTAAACCCAAAGCAAATACTCCATTTGCATGTGTATTGGCAATATCAGTGATTCGAAATTCATATCTTTCAAATGATGCCATTTCAATATCACGATTTGCTCGAGGTCCATTATTTGCGGTGTTTGCTGTTAAATCATTTAACTCAGTGAAAAAGTTTCGATTTTTATCAAGCAAATATGCTGGACCAGATTTATCAAAAAATAAGTTTTTATGGTAAACAGTTGTTGAAGTATTACTACCATGAGTATTACCCGGATCTTGAGAAAATGCTTTCACTGTTGCATCATCAATCAATGGCAATAATGCATCAACTCCCTGAAGCTTGACATTTGATGCCTTTATATATTGATTGAAAGCTTCGGAGCGAGATCCTAAAGGCAAACAAGCATCTTTTGGATAGTAAACACCAAGTCTTTGTGAACCATATGAATCATGGAATGTTATTGAATTTGCAAATGGTGAACCATCAACAAGATATTCCATCGTCAGTCTTTGTTCATCAACTTTTGTAAAACATGTATTACCAGAAACATTATTTGCATTTGGCATTTGAGAATAAATTTCACTTTCAGTTCGAATATCTGCCATGTCAAATACATCAACTGGAATATGAATAAACTCTTCAATTGGTTTCGTCATGTATTCAGATACCCAATCTTTAGCAGACATCTTCCAAGTTAACTTATCTTTATTCTTACCATATTTTTCAATACCAACAGGATAGAACATGATCAATCTTTGCTCATCAAGTTGAATTCTTGAAATTATATTACCGTCTTCATCGTATTCATTTGGTAACATCTCTGCATTTATTTGAGTTTCAGCACGAATTTCAGTACCAGTATAAATCATATGGCCTTCAACAAATGTATCAAGAGTAAACTCAGTATAGCATGTAACTGTTTGAGGATCTGTAGAAACTTTAAATGTCCAACGATCTTGTTTCCATTGTTGAGGCCCATATGCCGAATGCACTGGTCGGTTAACCAGTCTTTGTTCTGCTTCGTAATTTGATAGAGGTCCTGGAGCAACGGTTGGTATTGTTGCATTTGGACGTAGACGATGATTCAGATAATCAGCAAGTATCCAATCTTTAAACCATGATTTCGTTTGTCTTTCCATACCAAAAGTTTTACTATCATTATACATGAATACATCATTATTCAATTCTTGATATTCAGTTGTTGGGCCCAAATTCACATATAGTGACTGTTCTTCAAGTGCGGTGTAAACAAAATCATATTCAGGTTCCATGCTTACTGTATTTGCATTTATAATATAAACTTCTGGGTCAACTGCACCAAAGATTGCTTTATCTCCAACCCAATCAGTCAACTTTAATTTGGTCCATTCATCAGTAATTTCTTGAGCAAATCCCATACCAAACCATTGATTGATTGGTATTGGTTTTGTCAAATCAAAATATGGCGCTCGTTGTACAATCTTATTCTCAAACTCAAGATCATTAATTGGTGTAGTTTCAAATGATTGATCAATATATGAATCGTGTGATGTTGTTTCAAACAGCCATGTATTTGATCGAATATCATGATGATATGTTCGTAGTGATTCAATTGAAGGTCTACTATCAATTGTCATTCTTGGCATTGCATAGCCATCATCCCATGTAATTCGTTTTCCTAAATCAAACCATACACTGTCATGAATATATTCATCTGCAAGATAATGTGGCATACGATCATTCAAGTTAACTAATCGATGCCGATCAGGTATATGAATAAGTCTTTCATGTTCACCTTCAAGTTCAACTTCACCACTTACATCATTAAATGTTGCTTCATCATACATTACTGATGTTGTAAAGTATTCTACATTTGCAGTATGTTCATGGACAACTTCAATTTCAGGAAGTGTTTTGAACTTCGGAGTATGTGCTGTATAATATTTGTCTCTTAGTTTCGTTTCAAGAAGTGCTTCAGTTATTACTTCATCATACCAAGGACCAATACTATCTGCTAGATTAATTGTATAATCTGCCCACAATGTTACTACATGTTCAAGTTCAGTATGTTCATCAACTATTTGTTTCATTTCAACTACAGAAGATAAGAAATCTCCTGTCATTACAGTATATGGGAATGTATTGCTTTGAAGGTCGTGCTTTTCTTCTCTTGTTGGTATAATTGATGGTAATGGATCAACTCTTACGGTTGGCATATAACCATTTTTATCATCAACAATAGGATAAATCAAAGATTTCTTAGTTATAATCCAATTTTCCCAACGGCCCTCAACAGGTTTTTCATTAAGAGGTATTGTGCGCCATCGGTCAAACATGTTAATTACATATTCGACTTCATTGTTTTCATGTGTATCATGGGATACATCAATCTCTTGATGCAGGTCCTCACCAGTAAATGTTGTTGCAAAGAATAGATTTGCCTGCAAGTTATACTTATGTTCATTCTTTACACGGATTGATGGTCTACTATCAACAGTCACCACAGGAATTCGATCAAGCACATAATCCAAAATTGGATATCTCATCATATTTGGTGCAATATAATCATAATATTTTGCAGCAATAATCTTATTTGGATCAATGGCTTTATTTCTGTCTAGAATATCAATGACATATTCAATTTCATTTTCTTCATCAGTTGTTTGTATAGTTTCAACTGATTGAGTAAATGGAACTGTTGTCATTGATTCATATGTTGCAGTCATAACATTATTGCGATATTGTTCAATTTCATTAAATGCAACTGCTCTTACAGTCGGAATATACTCATCAACATAATCAGAAATAGTATAAATTTGTGGTCGTGCAGGTAGCAACTCAAAGAATCTTGGTGCAATGATATCATCTAAATCCAATAACATCCAGCGGTCTCTCAGATTCATCACATATTCTAATTCTGGATTATCATCAAGCCGAAACTGTGCATCAATCATTCGATGGAAGTCATCACGGCTATCAATTCTTGGTGATTCCTTAGCTGGTGGCATTGTAGGACTAATTGAATTTGCAGTATTTGCCTTGTCCTTTTTCTTTTTAATTCTTGTACTTTGAACTGTATCTGGATTTGCAACAGCCATCAGACTGTTTGAACGATACTGTTCAATTTCATTGAAAGCAGTAGCTTTTACAGTTGGAATAAATTCCCAAGGACTATCTGTAATTTCATAATTGTCCATATTTGGCTGAATATACTTCCAGAATTTAGCCGCAATAATATCATTCAAATCAATAATCTTACCACGGTCTTTCATATTGATTATAATTTCGTCTTCATTTTCTTCTTTAGTTGTAAACATTGCTTCTACATCTTGATCAGCATGTCGAATTAAAGAAGAAACAATGTTTGCAGTTGAGTTTGTTATTACTTCATCAGTTTTTCGTATCTTTGTCAAACCTTTTACAAGAACAGTTGGTATGTGCTGCAAGTTACTTTGAATAATTTCATTCTTTTGAATGTCACGTCCAATTGGTTCATATAGTTTTGAATTAATAATACCATCAAGAGCAAGATATTTCCAACGATCATCTAACCGAATTCCCATCTCAACCTCAGTCAACTTTTCAAGAAGACCAAATTCACCATTAATTAATTGTTCGTCTGTATATGTTGGCCATGTTTCTGCATCAACAATCCATGTATTCGGTGACCGCTCTTGTATTTGAATTGTTTGTTGACTTACCTTGCCCGTATATACTAAGTCTCGAGTATAATCTCGAATCGGTTCTCTCAAATGGCAATCTGTAATTTTTGTCCAATAGAATGTTTTGATTTTATCTTCATTTGCAATTGCACAATTTCTGGAAAGTATTGGTTGGTCAACATGTATATAATGTTCACCCCAATATGAATCAAGTTTTGTACTTCCAAATCCATCTGTAATTACAACCACTTCTGCTGTATTTGAATTTATTTCATCTGAATAGATTGCTTGCCATGCATATGCTCTCATGTTTAATTTCACATCATTAATGATCGATGGCCATAAGAACAACTCATTTCGTTGTAAACGATCTGGTCCAGGACAATCATCACCCATGTAGGCTTCAATGAAGTATCTTTCAAAATATGCAATGGTATCTGTATATCGAATTGGCTTGCAGGATTGAATTTCAGTTACAACTTCAATTTCTGGCATTTCAATTGTTTCAATTACTTCTTGGACTTCTGATGGTGCATGATAAACAATTGTTTCTACATCTTCAAGTTCAATACTCATGTCTGCATGGTCAAAATTGTAGAAGTAGTAATCACCTACAGCAACTGTTCCTTCAGTTGTATCTGGTGGACATCCACCTCTTCTACTCAAGAATGGATGTATCTTCATTTTCAAATAACGATCAACTAATGTATGATGATAAATCCATCCATAGTCACAGACATATACATCATTATAATTTATTAATACTTGTTCAGATTCAGCAATTAAAGGAGGTATATGACCTGAATGTATATCATCAAACTTTGGTTCAAAAATTTGATCGAAAGATACATCTTTCTTAGCCCGGTCAAAGAAAGGTCCGGAAATCCATTTTAGTGGTTGTTCAAGGACAAGTTTTGCTTCAACATCTCTAAATGGTGCAGCATCAATTTCAATTACACAATCACCAGCAGTTGGCTCAAATGGTGTGTGGCCGCCATCAATTGTGATAACATATTCTGGATCAATGTATGGTTTGATCGCACCACGGCTATTATCAAATTTCGGAAACTTAGTTCTACTGAATCCATATCGATTGTCGCCATCATCAAAAGATGCAGCATAATTATGCGGACCATAACCATCAATCTCGTAAACTAATTCAAGGTCAAGTCGAATGCTTGTGTCAGTTTCGTCATAGGGGAATGGTGTGTATCGTGAACTGCAATCTTTATATAACCAACCGTATCGATCCCAATTCGTATCAGTTTGTGTGAAGTTTAAACCTGTATTATCTAAGGTCTTTGGTGCAAAGTCACGGGTATAATACTGAATGTCCAATCTACCAAAATCAATACCATCTGCATCGAAGAATAAATGGAAACAATCTAAATCAAGTTTTCTTGGTGTATGACCACTATCCCAACCTTCTTCACTATATTGTGCCTTATTATAATCACGGTCAAATGTATAAATTAAGCTATCAAAGAATTTTTTTTTTGGGTCTATTCTGTAGTTTTTAATCGTTGCGACAATAGCAGTACCAAAGTTTTCACGAATGCGTATTTGTTCAGAGCCTCCATACTTTGCTCTTGCTTTACCTTCTGCTTCACTTGATAGTGTTTGTACTGCAAATACCTTTTGCTCATTCGTTTTATATCTTGCATGTGTTTTATCAAATGTAAAATCAAATTTAATTGAATCAAATAAATTATTAAATCTTACTAATTCATGTGGCTGTTCTGTATAGTTTGCATCTCCAATAGTATGTCCAAATGTTAATGCGCCTGTATTTGCATCGGCATCAAATCGATGAGTCCGTACATTAATCGTAGTTGTATTGGCAGCATCAAACAAACCATACGGCATCCATGGTGGATCTAGTGGTCTATTATCCCAACCAATTTTTTGATTATAAAACTTAGGATACAAACCAATATCATTTTCTTGAGATAGAGTTGACATTGGCTGCATGGTTGCACTTTGATCACCAAAATCAAGATAAGTAATTTGCGTTAGGTCTGCACCGGACTTTTCTTGTATTTCACCATTTGCTGTATTTGCCTTTTCAAAATAAGGACTATCTGGTAGGAATCCACCAATTTGACCAGAATAATTTGCTAAAGTTTCTTTCTGATATATTAGCGGTGTTTCAATCACTACAGGTTTTGGTGTTAACGCAACTGCTGAAGCGGAATACATTCTTGTTGCAAATACTTTAAATCTTTCACCACTGTCGGAAAACTCTGCTAGATTAGTATTGTCAAAAGTTAATTTATCATACCAACCCATATTGCGGTCAAATAATGGACCATCAATATTCAACATTTTGGCATGATTTAGTTTTGCTTCCTCAAACCGTGTATTTGATATACCAAGTACGGCACTATTTGCATCGATATTATAAGTAAAGCTACTCATATCAATACGAATACCACTCTTTATATGGTCATAATTCCAAATCGTTGGTTGCTCTGCGGGAACATCAACCTTAGGAAGCATTTTTTCATCACGAATTTCTAAAGCAATTTGCAATGCGCTTAGGTCTGCTTCATTAACTCTGAATTTATCCGTTGCTCCAATGCCTTCTTTATAATCAGCAAACTGTAAACAATAAACATAACCTGTATATTCAATTAAAAATTTATGACAATTTGTAACAGGAATATAATCTGTTATTGAATCATCCGTCATTGAAGTTGATTTATGATCTACAATAGCAAAACTATGATTTACCATTCTAGGTAATTGTATTCGTTCTGCTTTCCACAACTCAGCTTTAATATCTGGCTTTGCACGTTCATCAAATAATACTAAGTTTTGTCTTGGTGTAACAGTAAATGATATGCGGTTATAATCTGTAATTCGATACATATAACCGGTATATTCCTGACGAATAACTTCAGTTGGATTCAACCAAACTGTTTCACCCTTATCATTGATTGTGGCAACAATGTCACTTGGTTGCACATATTGTATTTGAATAAATCCACGATTCTTTGTAAGTACTTCAGTTGTCGGTAGATAAGAACCACGATATTCAATAGTATTTCCAGATATCGTAGGCATGTATGCAGTTGCTGGCTCATTTGAAAAGTTCCTTGCATTATGATCATGCCAATCTGCACGGCATCTTTTTGGTCCACCGCCATCATCTGAGAAATCTGGCTCAAGTGGGTCAACATTCATTGCTGCTGCATTATATGCACTTTTATCTAGGTCCCAAAGCCAATATGGATTTTCTGTGAAATTTACTGGAAATGCATCATAGTACTTATTTTCTTGCCAGTTATATGAATATTCTGAATCAAAAAATACTTTTGATGCCTCGCCCATTGAATCACGAATCAATATTCTTTTACCCGGATTGTTTCCAACGGTGCGTTCAATAATTTCTTCAACGGTTGCAACATGATTATTAATTGGTTGATCTAGTCGATCTCCAATTCTACCACCAAATGCTTCAATGATATCAGCTTTCCAATTTGCTTTATCTTCAATATTAATTAATTTCACAAATGATTCAATGGCTACATGACCATCATAGTGAAATTGTTCACGAATTAATTTTTGATATTCTTTTGTAGTTCCATAACCAGTTAACTCACAGCCACCAGTACCGTCAAATCTTCCCCAAGGCGGTTCAGTTTCAATTGAGTCAAAAGTTATTTCTAAATCAAGTAAATCAGTAGGTGTACTGCCATGGTCAAAAGTTAAGTTACCACCCAAACATTGACGAAACTCTGTGAATGTACTACTTTCTGGACGAATCAATACATCTTCAACATAAAACTTAAATGCTTCAAATGCATTAACAAATGCAACTTCTTCAAATCTAGGATATACTTCAGTTTCCTTGATAGTATTATCTGCAGTGTTATCAACTTCAACTCGAGTATAAAAATCTCGTTCTTCAGTTGATTGTGCTTCCATCTTTTTATGTGTAATTTGAATACGTTGAATTGCTTCATGTGTGTCAATCATACACTTAGCAGTTTCAACATATATTTCCACTCTTGGGAATGCAGTAACTTTTAAATGCTGTTGCATTTCCCAATCAATACGATTTCTTACAAATGCAATAAAACCAGCAGGATGTAAATCATCAAACAAATTCATATCGATATCATCGGGCTTTAAGCTTGTGATAATTTCATATGAATATGTTTGATAATAATAATTATCTTGAATATGTTTTTCAGAAGAAAGATTACTATTATTCTCTTTAAAGAATGGAATTGGATCAAAAAGAATACTTTCTTCAAGTTCAACTTCAGCAGTTAACCCATGCAATATATTTGGATTGTCATACTCTCGCAATTCAGGCTTATCTAAGAAACTAATTTTATCATCAATTCTTGCCATGAGTCCAGCTTGTGTTGCTTGAACTCTTGAAATACCATAACCAAGTTCAGGTTCAATCTGTGATACATTAGCAAGACCTTCCCATGAATGAAGTGCCTTGACTGGCAAATTCATTACTTCATTTTTATTGTAAGTATCAAATAAAATATCAGATAGTTCAAGTGTATTGCTTGACGTATAGAATTGAATGTTTGCAGTAGCTATTCGGTTGTTTGCTTCAAGCCAGCGAGGTGCAATAAAACGATGGACATGGAAATCTTCTGTCAACAAATTTGTATTTGACAAGAAGATATTATTGCTGATTGATTTTACACCCTGAAAATAAGCAGGCTCACCATCAATTATAACAAATGTATTTGCATCCATCAAGTATGTATTTGGATGCTGCAAATCAAATGTTAGATCAAAATATTTGGTGATGTGAGCAACTTTGTTTGTATTGATAACTTTTGCAGCAGGTGCAAACTTATAGTTAAGACCTGATTTGTTGATTTGAAGTTTATCAATCGGACCAAGTTTTTTCCAAGTATCAGGTAATTGTGAGGCTGAATGTGCGTTTTCAAAAATTGTTGGTGAATTGTTTGCAATAAAATCAGTCAAGTTCATATGTAGGAAAGAACTGACTTGCTGATATTTCATTACAGTGTTCAAATGAAATGCATAATCTGAGAACTGATAATCTGTTTGAACAGTTTGAACCTCTGCATTTGCAAATGCAGTTGCACCACGATATTCATTATCAAATTCAATTACATCACCAGGTGAATGTAAATATCCTGGATTGAGAACTTTTATTTGTGTAACAGAATATTCATCTTGCCAAACAACTTCACCAACACCATCAGCAAAACCGAACTCATCTTTCATAAAGTGGCCAATACCACCATCAAGTATCTTTAATTTTCCTGCGGTTTTACGGACAAACGACCTCGCCTTTTCTTGTCCAGTGATGATATCGTATCCAATGATTTCTTCATTTTCAACAAAATTTCCATTGATAAAAATTAAATCAAGAAATGCTCGAGTGTTTGAATGGCGATTGCGAACTTCTGTGGCTCTTACAGTTGCTGTTGCTTTACTTTTAACACCAACAATTCGTGTTTTATAAAATCTTTCAAGAGATACATCATATACAATTTGCATCCATCGTCTTTGAATATGATTAGTATCTGAAAGACGAAGTATGTTAACTTTAGGATAATATAATTCAATATCATCATCAAAGAAAATTCTGAAGAACCAATACATTGAATCTTCAGTACCTCTTTTTTGATAATAATCAAGAATTCTTTTTGTAAGGGTGTTGGGGTCTACTCTTCGAAAGATACTATGATCTAAAGAAATATCTCTCTTAAAATATTTTTTGTATAAACTTCGGACTGTATCATAAGCAGTTTCTTTCTCCATATTTTTAGCAAAACTAAAAATATTTTGATAGACATTTTTTATAACATATATTTCACCAGTTGATCCATTTAGAACAACTTCATTTTTATAGAAAGTATTATTTTCTGTTTGATAATCAAAATAAAATTTATTATCAGCAGCAATTTTTACAATTGCTTTTGCTTTTGATAATGATCCATATAGAACATCACCCGGCTTACAACGTTTCGGTTCATTGAAAACTACAATTGAAGATTCAAGAAAATCATAATATTCTTCAATGAACTTTACAAATTGTGGATATTGTTCGAGAAAGTAACTAGGAAATTGACTTTCAATTAAATCTCTTGGTGAACTCATAAGGATTTAAACATCCCATTTTTTGTAAGTGTCTGTGAATTGACCACACGATCAACAAATGGTTCTGGTAAAATTTCAATATCCTCTTCAAGCACTGCTAAGATTTGTTCTTTTGCTGGTGAAATAATAAACGTATCAGGTGTTACATCAATAATAAATTCTGTTTTTCCATCTGACAAATATGGTAGAAAAGTTTCAAGTTTAAATTTACCTGTATCATAATTAATGTCTGCAACATCTTTTTTTATAACTGCTGTTTCTTTTATAGTTCCAACCATAATATCAGTTACAACATCAACTTTTCCATTAAAGCTAGAATTCTCTTTCAAATAACAATTACGAATGTAATTATTATTTTCGTCAAGATAATCAAAGTGAGTTGCTTTAAGAGATCCATGTTTTATTTTATTATTAAAATTAATTTCATAATAACTTGGTACACCAACATCAAGTGATATTCTTTGATACAGTACAACTGCTGTATTTGTTGCAACATAATTATCATCTTGTTTATCAACCAATCGATTAATATCTGAGATATGAAATTGTTTTTCAAATTTTAATAAATTATTTTTTAAATAATTATGAAGCAGTACTTTTGTTTCATTTATAATTGTTCCTTCTGTTGATGTAATTTCATCTGCATTATAAACAATTTGATTTTTTACTCTTATGAATGTATAAATAGGATCTAAAATTTTAGGTGTAATTGTAACTACACTTAGTTCTTTAAGTTTATTTGAAATTTCTTGTCTTTGAGTACCCATCAATGACGGATAATTTTTTGGTTTAATTGCGCAAAAAATTGTTCCGTATGCAGGCGGATCATTCTGCTCTCCTCCCCAAACAGAAATTGTATCAATATAATTAAAGTATCTTAATAATGCAATTTCATAGTCTTTTGCGGTCACAAGCCGATTTTGGCTCATAAAACTTTTTCTTGCACTTAAACGAATAGTTTCAATATCTTCTTCGGCTTGTCCAGCGGCTGAAGGACTAACTGTTCTTATAAGATAATTGATCGGTATTTCTTTACGATTTTTAAAATTAAATTGAACACAATCATTACCTTCGTTACCCCGGGTGACAAGATATTCTAATACAATACAATTATTATTCTCAACTGCTCTACCCAAAACACCATCACCAAATACTAATTCATACTTGCCCTCATAATTTTGTTCAATGAAATAAATTTTTGAGTCTTTATTCAATAGTGTAATATCTTGAGCTTCAAAAAATCTTTCTTGTTCTTGTGATTCACGAAATGGTTTTACATAAACTTCAAGAGTATTGAGGTCAATATCTCTACTTGGTATTTCATACTTTTTTTCAAGCATGAGATTATTAACTACTATTTCTTCTCTTTGATGTGAACCTTGTAATAATATTAATGGCTCCTCCCAATTACGTCCTCCTGAAACATTGACACGGTGTTTTACAACAAAAGGATATGTATCTTCATTAATATCTTTACCGATTAATTCAGTATATCTTTCAACAGGAAGAGGTCCTCTGAAATTCTCAGTACCTGTTAAGCGAAGTAAAACTTCCGCCTGGGCGCATTTCTTTGAACGAGGAGTGTAGCCCATTTGCTTTGCGATTGATACAACATTCTTTCTTTTCTGTGCTGTATCTAAGTACATTTCACTTGAGATTTGATTCAAGTAAAAGGCATTGTATTGTGTATTATAGGCGAGAAGGTCAACAACGAAATTTAAACCTGAGGCTTCAAAATCATAATTCGCAAATTCAGAATTATTTTGTACATAACTAAGAAAGTTTTTTCTTATCTCATTAAAATCTAATTCACTTATATGTTCTTTAGGTATTTTAGACATTGATTAGCGAATCTGTTTGACAGTCCTTTCAAATGTTATTTCATTTGATGGTTCCGTGTTTATATAAAAAGAAAGTTTTATATCAAGATTATAAAGTTCTTTTGTAATTTCAAGATTTGTTACAGTAATACGATTCTCATAATTTTTTATTTGATCTCTGATATCTGTTTTTAGAGAATCAATACCAATAAAATCATTTGGTTCAAACAATTGATTTTGAATCCCGATGCCAAAGTCAGGTTTGTAAAGTCTTTCTCCAGGACGTGTGAAAAGTATATGACTTATAGAACGAAAGATAGCGGCTTTCCCCACAACATGATTCACACGCATTGTTTGTGGATGTGGTAGAAATTTTAAATCTAAATCTATGTATTTGGACATTTATTATTTATGCTATTCTATAAAACTTAATTTTACCATTCACCAATTTAAAAGACGGGAATGTATTTAATTTTTGATCTTCATCATAGCCAATTAAGATATAAGGTAAAAATTGTGTAGTATCTTGTTTCACATAAATTTCTGCTTGAAATGTTTTTTTATACATTCGTCCAAAACGAAATACAGTATTGCCATCACTGTTTCTTTCATAACCTTTTCGATGTGTGTGTAAGAATGCATCGCCTGTACTTGAACTTGCTGCATAGGGAAATCCACCTAAATGTACTTGAAGTTTTCCAATCTCATTTGAATTTCCACATCCTTGACTACCAAGTCCTGTATCTAAAGTTACTTCATATAGATATTTATAGTTTGTATTTAATGCTTTATCAGTAGTTAATGTAATTGGAGATCCATCTGTATTTGTGATCAATGCACCTGCAAGATATCTTGTCCGCAAACTTTCAGTAACTGATATATGATGTGTCCCGATTGAATATCCAACTTCACCTTTAATTGTTCCATCAAGAATTGGTTTGAGTGTAAAATTAAATTCGGATGTACATAATAACTCATTGAATTTAACATTAAAATCAATCGGCTGTGGTGTATATTTAACAGCAGGATTTCTCGCAATACTGTTTCGAGTCATAATCTTAACTAAGTCATCCGGTGTTTTGTTTGGCATCAGACCTGCGATGATACCCGGATCGAGACTGTCTGGGCGATTTCCAGATGGTGTACCGTGTTGATTGGCTTTGATTTGATTACCAACAATTCCAATATCCTGTTCAATCAAACCTAGTTTTTCTGCCAAAAAACGAACAGGGTAGAAAGGTATTCCCTGTGGCAAATAACTTAATAATATAAGTGAGAAGCCAAATTCATTCGTTAAATTTGATTCCGCCTTCGCTAATTCGGCATATATTTTTGCTTCATAAAAATCAAGTTCATTATCATTTTCCATTTTTTCGGCGTCTTCTCGAGAAACAAACCCAGTATTATCCTTCCAATTGACAACTGCTGATGTGCTTGTATCAAATAAACTCGTAACGGCATCTATTTTTTTCTCAAGCTCAAGTTTTATACTATGTTTTAATTGTTGTGATGTTTGATACATTGCTGCTTGTACAGGGTATGATTCTTGCACCACACTTTTATTTGTTATATGATCTTTTCGAAATGTATCATCGGCAGAATCTGTTTTTGTGAATAATGTATCAATGGCATCAGCAATGTCCGCCGCACGTTGACGGTCTTTATCACGAATTTTTCCTAACCAATGTTGAACAGTTGCTAAACGGCTTGGTTTAAATGTCCTCTTTGTTGTTTGTGGTGGAAGTTTTGATGTATCACAAAGACCGATTGTCATTTGATCATAGTCTCTTTCTCTGATATACTTACCCATTACTTTACCAGCTAAAGATATACTTAATAATAACTGAATGATTTGAATTAAATCTTTAAGTATACTAATAAGGTCTAGAATTCTTCGCTTAACATCTTTCAAAAAGTTAATAATGGCATCAAATGCAGTTGTGTTTGGTTCAAATAAATTTTGAAATCCAAGAATCTCATTTTGCAATCGTTTGATATCAGCAGTAAGTCCAATGATATCTGAGAAATTTGCCTTGACCCAAGTACCTACTCCAGCATCTGAAAAATGTTCCGTAACATCCGCAACAATAATTCCAGCACCACGATAATGCCAGTTTCCGCCTGACTTTTGCCGAATTTGTACATATTGTCCTGAGTGAAAGCTATCAATTTTTGTAGAGAAATCACCATCTGTTGCATCAACTTCAATGATAAAATCATACATATAGTCAACATCAGCAACAGTATTAAAGTTATAAAACTTTTCCATATAACTTTCATACAATGATGCACGACCACTATTTGGATAATAATTTCCTAAGTATGTTAACTGTGCGGATTTTTGTAAATCATTTTCAGAATAAGGAACATTTGTACTTCCACTAATACCATCAAGATATTTGATTTGCTCTTCTTTACTTTTAATAATCTTATTAATACGATCTGTTAAATCTGTATTTAAAAACTCTTGTGTGTTTCTTGTGACCTCTAGTTTAATAGCTTGTTCTTCTGAAAGTTTACTTGTAAGTTTTTGAATACGTTCTGTTTGTGCTAAGTCTGGAGGAGTAAACGAAAGTATTACTTCATTGCGGATGTTTTCACCCATCTTAAATAATCTTGCTTGTGACCGCATCATATTATTTAAAGCATCTGCCTTTGCCATTGCATTATCTTTATCTTTTGCATTTTGATAGACATCAAAAGCTTTATAATAAACTTCTCGTTCAGATTGAAATGCGGCCGCATTTGGATAGGCACTTACATTATTTAATTGTGTAAAATGTTTTTCATTTGTTTTTAGCTTTTGATGAAATCCTTCATAATCATATTTGTCTGTACCATCAAGTGCTGTTCGAACGTATTCTTTATAATCATAATATTGTATTTCATCTTCAAGTGCAAGTATATCTTCTTTGAGTGTTTGAAATTGAGAATTTGTTTTCAAACGAAACTCAACTAATTCATCAAGACCTTGTTCATTTAGTTGTTCTTTATACAACTTATCATACATTAATTGTTTTTCAAAGGCTGCTTTGATCCTTCTCTTTCGATCAGGTGTCATCGATGCAATTGGATCAGACTCAAAAATTCTCCAATCTTCGAGTTTTGGATCTTGATAATTTCTACGAGTTGTTTCCATATCAATGCGTTTTAGATCATCTTTAGCATTACTGACCATTGATTTGTCGAGGCCTGCAATTTTATCAACACATAGAATTTTTACACGTTTTCTTTTTGGTCGGAAGAGTGAATCATATTCTTTAAGCAATCCTTCAATTGTAGGAAACTTGAAAAGGTCTGAAATTTTTGCAAGAGCCTTTATAAAATTATCTTTTGATGTACTACTTTTTTCATAACTAACAGCAAAGTAAAGATAGATAGCATCATAAAATCCCATAGGGATTGAAAGATTCTCAACTGATTTCTTGAAATCAAGAAAGTCTCTTTCCATGTATGCTTTCTTTTTACCACCAGATAGATTATGAGAAATGGCAGAATCTTCAAAATAATATTTTAATTTGTTTTTAATCTTCTCACCATCATCAATGATCTTTTCTGCTAGACCTTTTTCAAATGGTAGATAGTAAGGAATGTTTGGATCAGATACATCATAGAATTTTTTATATGCATTATCTGCTTGTTCTTTAAGGCTTGTTGTTGGTAAGCCTTTATAGCTTGTGTCAGCAAGGTTTGGTGGAACAACCAATGCGTACATACCCAAACGCAAAAAAGAATCTAGAGCATTGTATAGAATGCCTGCCAAATATGTAATGACAGCATTCATGAAGTTAGGAAGGAAGAAAAGAAAATCACGATACAATGATATTGCAGTGATTGCAAAGTCAAAAACAAAAACTACTTGACCTTCAATGTGTTCAATATTTTCAAGTAAATACTTTGAATCTTCAAGACTGATACCAACAAAATTATCACCAAGAGCGATTTCTTGCCATTCAGAATTGATTAATGTATGTTGTTTGCCAGCCAGGGCATTGCCGAATTGCGTTAATTCTCTACCAACGCCAGCGGCACCACCGGGAAATCTTTTACTCATTAGCTTTTTCGGCCTGAAAGAACGTCCATAAATTTATCAATTTGTACTAAACAAATTTCAAGACTATCTTTTACTCGTTCAAAATCTTTGATTTGTTTTTCAAGTTTTTCAACTTGTTCATCATCCACTTGTGAGTGGGTTGTATGTGTCTGTTGAGCAGTTTCTTCCATACTTATCTGTTCCTACAATATGATAATTTTTATATTGTGAACCACAGGATGCTGCGGCTCGATATTGATCAATTTGTTCATCAATAACTTTTTCATACTCAACAGCAGCACGAACAGATGAACGGGTCCGGTCTGCAATACCATTCGGCTCAAGATACCAGCAAATGAATTGTGCTAATTTAACTGCTAATCCTTTTGGACTTCCAGTTGATAATGCTTTGTAGTGTGTGTTAGCTGATTGTGTCCATTTTGCAACATCACCACCATTTGCATCTACCAATCCTTTCATCAATGAGAATGAACCCATGATATTATCAATCTCTCCAAAACTACCGCCACTAATACCATATGTTCCTAAAGCACTAGCATAGTCACCAGGTACAGCAGAACCTGGTGAAGCAGTTGTTGACGCACCAGCAATAACTGAACTCAATGTACCACTATTCTTAGCAGACCTTGTACCATAACCATTTTCAATCCAGTTGTTGAACTTAGTCATGTTTGTTGGAAATATTACATCTGCAAGACAATCTTTTTGTTCATTAGTCACTACTTTTGGATCTGATGCAGTTTGATATCCTGATAATTTAATGTTATAGCTTCTTGCAATACCTTTTGATTCAAGTTGTTTTGACAACTGTTCATAGAATACACCAATGTTTGTTTCGTATAATAAAGAAAATAAACCAGGTGTAAAATATTTATACTTCTTGATCAAGGGATGCTCAATTTTAACCTTGTCATTGTATGTTGGATTTTTCACAAGAGCATTCTTAAAATTAGGAACCTTCCATTCAAATTTTTCTGCATACCCAAATAAAGGATTCTTCATAATATGTGGATAGTAAAACTGAGTATACAAGTGTTCATTGTTTGTATGTGTTGGATTTACAGATGTTGTTGCATTCTTATGAAAGTTTCTCATTGCAGGATGAAACATGTATTCTTTACTGTCAAGTGTCATCCATGTTGAACCAATTTCATCAACATCAATTCTACAAGAACCTTTATAAGGTTTATCATTACCAAGTAAAATTGCCATGAAATCATTGATAATTTTAAGTACCCAATTGATAGGTCCTTCAATAAGTGATTTTAATGCATTACCTAATGCAAAATAACAGCAATTTGTGAAAGGAACGTTAAATCCAATATTAAATAAGTTGAGTAGTTGACAGAGCCAATGAAAAAGTGTGGACATTGCACTACCAAAAATTGTTCCGCCCGCACCCCAAGAACCGCCGGAAAAGCCACCACCACAAATTGAGAAACGTAAATCAATCCATTGATATTTACCTGCCCTTGCACAAGTACCACCACGAATAACATATGTATTTTCAAATGGTTTTCGATAGATCGGTACCATAAAAACTTTTACTGATTGCGCATCATTACCCTGATGCATTTCACCGGATGAAAAATATTGATTGAAAAATTTCTTAAAACCGAAATTGCCCCATGGCTGTGCAGAACTTTGAAAAGTATCTGCATGATTATCATTACCAGAACCAATCCAAACAATACCATATGAACCTGTTGGATGTACATTACCTGTAAAGCCACCTGGAACACGATCATTTGAATGATGTATTGTAACTTTAAGCATCACTGCAGTTTGAAAGGCGCCATCTGTATCACCCCAAGTACCTTCCCAGTTAATTATTTTTTCTTTCCAATCTCTCTTTTTATATTTTCTTGAACCAGGACTAATATTAGCATCAGCAAGTTCAGTCTTTCCTTTTGCAATACTTTCTGCAACAAATATATTATTTTTTGGAATATCTGAATAATCCATTGTAAATGCAAGTGGTCCTGGATTACTGTGCATTTCACGGTCTAAGGCTCTTGTTAGATCATTATTATATGGATCTTGACCTAGACCAACACCTTTAGTTTTTACAAGTGTTTTCTGATCAGTATAAGTTCCACTTCGTAGCGCAGGATCTTGACATAGATATGGTCCGATGTAATCATAAAAGTTCTTTGACGGAACCTTCATTGCATAACCTGCATATTGACTATCAGGATTCCAATTCTTATTGATTACAACTTCAGGACAAACAACAGTTGCAGTACCCACTACACGGTCGTATATACCCTTAATGCGTTTAAATAATGATCCACCTGTAAATAAATTTACTGCCATTATAACTCCTTATTTTGGCACTGACCTTGACATTGTTTTATTCACACCACCAGATGAAGATGTACTAGTGATGGTTGTAGTTGCTGTTGGTGCAACAGGTTTTGGTGTTGCAGCAAGTCCAGTAACTGCTCCTGCACGACCACCGTGTGAACCGCAAAACCCATATGTTAATCTTTCAAATGATCCATATTTTGATATATCGAGTTCGGGTTGAAATTCAAGTTTAAACCCAGGTTTAACTTTAAATATCTTCTTTAGTTTTGGATCTTGTGCTAAAATTTTCCAACCTTCACCGCCCATTGCCCAACGATTCATAATAATACCAAAATATGTATCTCTCTTTGGATGTATACTTCGACTACCACTACCTTTTCCACGCCGAGCATGGTCTTTACCGCCTTCATGAGAAGATGGCCAGAACCAAGGCGGACCATTTTCACCACTATATTGTGTTAATCCTTGATGCTTCCAAGGAGTATTTCTTACATGAAACCAATGCCATTGAGCCGGATGCATATCTTGAGTATCAGCACTTCTTTGCATTCTTCCATCAGTACTTCGACGAGTTTTTCCACCTTTTAAACACCACCACAAACCTGTGTAACTGCTTGTACCATCTTGATAACGATCAAAAACACCAGACCAAGGACCTAGCCAAACTTTTCCACGTCTTGTATGTAGAGGCCGACTATTAAATTTACCTTGTTGAGCCATGCCTTGAAAATCAAGAAGCATGTGTAATCCTCTGATTGAGAATCCTATTTTTTTCAAAGCAGCCTCAACGTCCTTATTGACAAGTGCTGCATTCATTGAGAGTGTTATGGGAGGTGGTGCCGGTGGCATATCAGGTTTTCTTGCTATTATTTTATCTATTTGCTTGGCTGTTGCCAAATCATTTGCCCAGTATACTTTCATGTGTCTTCCTTTTGACCAACCAGCAATAATATAATACTTATAATTTTTCATAGCTGGATGTCCATTTAACGCACCTTTCCATAAACTACTTGGATCATTAATAAGTGTACCAAAGTCAGCACCGAGAGCAAATGTTACGACCCCTGGACTTACCCCAATCTTTGTTTTTATTTCTGGTTTTACTAATGTGGGCCAAGAAGTCATACCTTTTGATTCGTCCCATTGTGTACAAGAAGAACTTACTGGAGGTTGTTTTGGTGCCGGATTTGTTACTTTCATACCATTTATATTAATCGTAGCACCAGGAGGAATCTTCATATTAGCAACTTTTTGAGCAACTGGTTTTGGCAATGGCTTTAAATTAAGACCTGTACCTGGAACTTTAACATTACCTTTAACTCCTTTTACTGCACTACCAATAGCACCTCCGCCAGGTATTTTTATTTTTCCTCCTATAGGTATTTTTATTTTACTCATACCCGGAAGTAATCCTATACTTTTAAGCTTGAACATATGTTATCCGTAGTAATAAACTTCTTGAAATGGCGGATTAGTATCTACTAATTCAAATTCAACTACTCTCAATGGGAATACATCAAGCAATTTAGGCGGAGCAGTAACAGGATGTTTCATACTGAAAATGTATGTACCATCTGCGGTTGATGTTGACGGATTTAATGTTACACGATTTCCAGACATTGCAATATTAAACGCCGTCATTCCTAATTTATATGATGATGTAAATGCATCCTTCTTATAATTCCATTTTAACTTATTTTTATTTGTACCCTTTGAACAAAGATCAAATTCTCTTGTTGGATTATAAGATGAATATTCATTTTCACTATCTGCAGTAACTGTACCATCCAAGAAT